ATTTCGTATGAATTCGAACCAAAAAAAGGGTAATCCACAAAAAACAACAGGATTACGAACAATCGACATCAAACACACTGAACTATTAGATTCATTTCACAAGATAGAAACAGAAACGATTCCAAAATTGGTTGAGGAAAAAGAGAACCTAAAACAGAAAATAAAAACTTTACATAAAAACCAGTATGATGAGTACATGGATATGTGTGATAGAATTAAATCAATCAAGGGTGAAATAAAAGAACTTACTCAGCAAAAAAAGGAATATTTACTTAACAATTCAAAACATGTATTTGACTATTTTGAACAAAAGAAGCAAATTTCTGTAGATTCTAATACAGTGAATCAAAATTCCAATGTTCTCAACTCCTTCTTTAAAATTAAGGCAACCAACCAAGTATCGGGTGATTTGAACAATGACAAGTATGCAAAATCCAAACAATCTTACCAGCATTATTGGCGAAATGTTACTAATGAAATTACTAACATTCAGGATTTTGTTGTTTCTACCGATGTATGTGATACATGTCATAATGGAGAACTAATTCCACAAGACGAAGAAGGGATATTAATATGTAATAATACGGCATGTGGTAAATTTATAACTTACATCATAGATAGTTCCAAACCAACCAATAAAGAACCACCAAATGAAGTATCATACACAGCTTATATTCGTTTAAATCATTTCAAAGAAATCTTATCACAATTTCAAGCAAAAGAAACCACCCAAATACCAGATGAAGTCATGCAGGATATTCGTGCAAGAATAAAAAAGGAACGAATTACCGACATGTCGTTAATCAATTACGATAAAATGAGGGAAATATTAAGAAAATTGGGCTATAATAAATATTTTGAACATATTCAATACATAAATTCTATGTTTGGTATTAAACCTCCAGTAATGAATGAAGAGTTACATGAAACATTATGTGTATTATTTATTGAAATACAGAAACCATGGGCGGTGCATTGTCCACCAAGCCGAACTAATTTTTTCAATTACACATATACGCTTCATCAATTATGTGTATTGTTAGACCAAACCCAATATTTACCCTATATTCCTATGATGAAAGACCGTGAAAAACAATTGGAACAGGATATGATATGGAAGAAGGTATGTAATGATTTAGATTGGCAATACTTTCCAACAGTATAACATTATATTTGGAACATCAAATATAATGTGTAGGGGGTTTACAGTTCAGGTGTATATTTCAAATAATAGTGCATAATAATATCATCGACCAGTTCCCACTCGTCAACCGCCAAGTCATTTGGTCCGTCAAACTCATCTTCGTCCACATTAGCACAGTCATCTCCTACAAAAAGAGAAAAACCTTCGTCTTTGATTTCTACAATTTCTTGGTCGCTTAATTCATTCGTATTAATGTCAACTTCCATATTATTATGAAATGCAATAAATTCACGTATATTTTCATACCATGTTTCTTTACATGCAACTGTATGATATAATTCATATATATGTTCATTAAAAATCATATGTAAACTATTATTAATACGTTCACATTGATACGGTGTTATTGGTGCGCGCCATATTGCGTGACATTTTTCATGTTCAGTAAACCCAGGAAAGGGTTCGTTTACGTCGTTAATCTCAACACTATTAAATATAGTATTTTGTTTATCATTGAATTCTTTTTGTGCTGCAATTCTCTGGTCATACCAATTCGATAACCGTTCCCTTTCTTGTTTTTCTGCAAGTTTTACACTCTGTGTTTTTGCATTATTTTCTTTAATAATATCACTTGGTTTTAAATTCAAATCTTCTTCATCAGAACTTATAATATCTTCATCAGAACTTATAATATCTTCATCAGAACTTATAATATCTTCATCAGAACTTATAATATCTTCATCAGAACTTATAATATCTTCAACAGAACTCATAATAATATATATTAATACTATTAATCTATATTATTTATGTCAATTATTCAAATTATATATATTGTATGGTGTAATTAAGCAGCAAGACGGATACCACCAACAAGAGTACTACCAAGAGTCATACCAGCACCATTTCTTGCACTTGAACCCATGGATGGGATAAATACATCAAGAATGCTAAATGTAGCGGCGGCAGTTAATGCAATAATAACAATTTCTTCAACACCCAATGCCTTCTTAGGGATTAACATGGCACAAATAGCAACAGCTAAACCTTCAATAAGGTATTTGATAGCACGTTTCAAAAGCTCATTCATGTCAAACAATTCTGTCATTTGTATGATATATTATATTACAATAAAATAATTCAAACTAAATCAAATATCAAAATATAATGTTATCCAGAAAACACTTAAATATATCATTTGAATACAACATATAATGGCAACGTTTGATAAAAAGAAAACAGCAACTGGAGAAATCAACCCTAAATATGTAGATTTATGTGATGAAGACCCTTCCATTGCAGGGCAAAAATTCACATGTTTGTCGTTCGTATCTCCCGAAAAAATACTAAAAAAACGGGAGGTTTATTTATTCGACCAATTTATCAAAAATTGGGAGTTTTCTAAATCAATGGAACGATATTTTGAATTTATTCATTTTATCGCATATAAACACAATATGAATGTAGAAACTTTGATTACTGATTTCAATGATTTTGTAAAAGAAGAAGGAGATAAATTACAGAAAAGTGGCATTGATGATGATTATAAAAATTTTATGGACAAACAAGAGGATAAGTTAAACGAAAAATTTAATCGTGAACACTCATTCCAAACATCTACCCGTGGTTTAAAGGTGCGTGGTGTATTTTCTACACAAGAAGAAGCTGAACAAAAATGTAAAAAGTTACGAGACCAAGACCCGAATCATGATATTTTTGTAGGTCCAGTTGGTGTATGGATTCCATGGGATCCAGATGCATATAAGACAGGTAAAGTTGAACATTTGGAAGAGGAGATGAATGCATTACATAAAGAAAAAATGAAGAATGAGGAAATGGCAAAGAAAGAATTTGAAGAACGTATACGAGAAACTAAAAAGAAAGCTATTATGGAGAACATTGAGAAGGCAAAGGCAAGTGGAAATGTACTTACTCAAACCATGGACGATGACGGTAATTTAATTGGTGTGAAAGAAACCGTAAATTTTGAAGAACGTGAAGTAGCTGATGCCGAATCAACCCAACTACGTAATGAATTATTAATGGAACAAAATGCAAATCCTACAGATTCACTTGAAAACGTAGATTAAACCGTTGAAAATCTTTACTGGTATATCTTGATAAACAGTAAAAAAAAGAATATAAATATACAAATATATATTATATAGTAAAATAATTATATAATATGACTACTTTCTGCGACATATTATATCAAAAATATTTATCAACTACCATTACAATGCATGAACCAATATTTTTAAGTAAAGATTATTTAAATACATCTACTCATTTTTATAATAGCCTTACCGAATTTAAATCTTCACCAAATTCATTAATGCATATTCTGGGTTCAACATTTATATACAAATACATGCACACAGAAAGCACACATAACCAAGAAAAATTTAATTATTTAAAAAGTGTATTGGACAATCCATTTATTACAGATACACAAAAGAACGATTTTTTATCAATATTTCAAGATATACAATGTATATATAATACTTTTTGCAAGTTTGCGTTCAAATATAAATGGAAAAAAAGTAAATATGCAAATAATCATGACCTAATCATGAATCCAATAAATATAAATCAGTATTTTGTATGTACACTAATGCACTATAATACAAAATATATGTTTACTAAAAGTGATTTGACCAAAATAATTGAAAATTCATTAATTCATTCACCCTACATTTTCGCGGAACCATTGCCTATAAAAAATCCATATAATAACAATATGTTTGACAAATCGCATTTATATACTATATATTTTTTTATGAAACATGGTGGATTTATGTTACCCAGTATTTTCCATCAATATTTTTTACATAATTTTCATTTAAAACTTTTTAGAGATTATACAGAATGTATGATACGTGAGATGCATATAAAAACAATGTTGACTTCTAATAGTAAAAAAAAAACTATATTTAATATAAAAACCATGATTCAATTGTATAATAATCAATGTACAACCGCAAATATGTACATTAATATTGATGATTCGTTTCCCGAAGATGTACTCATTCTCGCAATGAAACCCTATTTGCATCTATTTTATACATCAAATTATACGCTATGTATGTCAACTAAATCATTTTCAAATTGTGAACTGGTTTATCGTCTTAAAACGTTTAAAAAAAATTCACCAGGTTTTGGGCGTAAACAGGTTAAGCTTATAACAAAATATAATTTTACAAACAAAAAGAACAAACCTGAATATATTACAGAATATACACCCTATATTGAAAAACCTTATTACAAAAATTATAATACAAGTCATATTGAGATTATAGAAGATTATAACGATGAAAAAGATTATAGTATACCAATACATTCATTTAATATCAGTTCAAGGGAGAATGATATTGTAAATAATATGAATTTATCCAGCATGTTTGCTAATATGAGTATTAATAACGAAATGACTGATAATGATGATGCTGAATTTGACGATACATATGACGACTAAGAACTAATATTACCAACTTGATTTTTTCACATTAATACTTGGTCCAGATTTTTTCTTAGATTTACTTGGATCATATGATTCATCTTCATCATCGGAACCCATATTCTTTGATATATCCCAAAATTCCTTAGACCCTAACTTGAAATTAGGGTGATTTTCAGCTTTATACCAAGCAATTTGGTCATTTAACTTGTTTGATTTTGAATTATTATTTATAACCAAACATTCAAAGTTCTCAGTACATTGGTCCATTACTGCACAAAATGATTCTAATGTTGGAAACATACTTGCATAATTTTCCCATATACGTTTTCTATTTGATAAGTATGGTTCTCGTAATATAAAAACATAATCAATATTTGTACGTAAATTTGGTGGAATACCTAATGGGTATTGCATTGTAATAATAAGCATTATTTTCCAATGACGCCCATTCATAAATAATAATCTCATCATTTTATCACGTGTCCACGATTGGTCATACAAACAATCATCCAGAATCACAAATGCACGAGGGTCTATTGTCGTACGTTTATACATTTCAAGTTCTTTATTTACTTGTTTTAATACAGTTTTTTGACGCCGCAGTACATTTTCTATCAAAACTGTATTATATTCTTCATGAATAAACAACTTCGGTACATGGGCTGCATAAAATCCATTACCCGCTTCTGTACCAGATATTACAGTTCCAATTGGAATATCTTGGTGGTAAAATAATAAATCTCTAACTAAAAATGATTTACCTGTATCACGTCTGCCAATTAATACGACAACTGGTCCTTTATTCTCATTTGCTTTAAATGTAATATCTCGCATATTAAATTTTTTCAATTCAAGAGTCATAGTATAATTATAAATACTGTATATAAAAAGTATTTTTAGGACAAACGTAGTATTTTCTCTACTTTCCATTAGTTTAATTTATACGAAAAAAATATGGTAACCACTTATAAGCATTTTACACTAACGATATGTCTATTTCTTGTAAAACTCCTAAATTTGCAATTCACTATTCAAAATACAAGCCCATTTCTTTGAATCATTTAGAACAATCATCTCCTAGTAATATTGTTGATGATAATCAAGAGTTCATCTATAATCCCCATGATATACAAAATATACAAAGTTATACTCCCATTTATAATAAATGGTTCTCACTTGATGAATCTAACTATAATCGTATCGCATTAAATAATACATTCCAAATTGTTGATATGAATACAGTTATAAATACTGATACAAATACCCAGATTAATAAACCTGTTTTTATTAAATATTCTCCTCTGTATGACCCTACCCGATACATGGTTGGAAAATATGAAACTATTAAAGATAAAATAACTAATTTACCTACATTAAATAATGAAAAAGAATGTTCAAAAATATCTGATACTAATAATATGGCTTATGTTGATTGTTTTTTTAGTTATTTATCAAGTAAATTATTACATCAACATTCGATATTACATTGTATCGACTTTTATGGTTCATTTATGGGAATACAACACAAATTCAAAACAGATATTACTGATGATTATGAATATTTACAATCATCCTCATTTTTTAATGCAAACAATAACAAATTGTTTCATACTATGTCCATAAATATGGACAGTTATCATAATTATGGTTCACATGCGAATAAACCTCGCATTTGCATTTCAAATACACCACATAATATTTCTACTATTGATATTGATGAGATTAATTCATCTGTTGAACCCGACCAAAGTAATAAACAGTTTTTGTTTGAAACTATAGAACCATTAGATACCGAATTATTAATTTATACAAAACCTGATATATCAAAAACATGTACAACTAATAACTCCAGTTCTACTAATAGTAAAAATAGTGAGAGTGAGAGTGAGAGTGAGAGTGATAGCGATAACAATGATACTGATGAAAATGATGATGATGATGATGATGATGATTATATTACCGATGAGGACGATGACGATTCAAGTATAGACCCTGAACAATGTTTTGCTTATATTAATAATTTTCCTGTACAATGTATAACCTTACAAAAATGTGATGGAACTCTTGATAATTTATTTGAAACTCAATGTATGGATAAAGATGAAGGTATATCTATATTAATGCAAATTATTATGACATTATTGTGTTATCAAAAAACATTACAATTTACACATAATGATTTGCATACAAACAATATAATGTATGTTGATACGGACCAAGAATTTATATATTATATATACAAACGCAATACATATAAGGTTCCTACATTTGGAAAAATTTACAAAATTATTGATTTTGGTCGTGCAATATATAATTATAATGGTCAACGATTCTGCAGTGATAGCTTTGCACCGTCGGGTGATGCATCTACACAATATAATTGTGAACCGTACATGGATAATAATAAACCTCGATTAGACCCCAACTATAGTTTTGACTTATGTAGATTAGGTTGTTCATTATATGATTTCGTAATCGATGATGATGTACCCATTGAAGAATATGATGAATTTCAAAAAATTGTGTATCATTGGTGTTTAGATGATAACTATAAAAACATTCTGTATAAAAAGAACGGAGACGAACGATACCCTAATTTTAAATTATATAAAATGATTGCCCGAACCGTTCATAATAAAACACCCGACGAACAATTAAATACTCAAGTATTCAAACAATATATCATAGAATCTGGTAAGATTATTCCAGATGATACGTGTATCAATATAGATTTATTACCAGAATATTACACAAAATATATGTAAAATTGATTTAGAATCAACTCTCTTGATAATACACATATAACATCTAATATGGATAAAATTATTAAAGATATTGAATTGAAAGTTAAGTATTACGCATTATTTACAAAAGTGAAATACGCAGGTATGGGGGATCGGTACGAAACTCTTAAAGAATTTATACAAAACAAAATTACACAACACCCAAATATAACTCTTAATGATTTTGAAATTGAAATATTTAAAAAAATTGGTGAACTGTATGATGAAATGCAAGATAAGCCAGACATGATTGGTTGTGGAACGGATGAAGGCGATTATTAGAAAATATAATAAAAATATTATATTTTATACAAATGTATACACTCTTTTTTACTTCATATATTTCTCTTTAAACATCTCAGGAGTCATTATTGGTATTTTGTCTTCATTTGCCTTCTTCATTTTATTCGATACGTCATCTAATGATTTTACAATCAATATATATGTTTGCTTACTTATATTATTATCTAAAATTCCACCAACACTTTTTAAATGTGCTATTATTTCTGCATCACGGACTTTGGTCATTACTATATGTTTTTGATATAATGGATTACTTTCATCTACTGTTATTGTTTCTATTGGTTGGAATTCATTATGTAACTCTGGTTTAGTATTATCCACTTTATTTAATAAGTTACATTCTTTCATAAAATCTAAAAACACGGGAATATTCGTTACAAAGCTATTGGCGTTTTCTTTACCTATACCATCTATTGTTTGTAACATCACGATTTTTTCATCTATTGGTTCATCTCTGGTTAATATATCTGGATAAGCATTCATAATTGGTTGTATCTTTCGTTTCCCAATACCCCTTCCAAACTTATTTGATGCGGCCATAATATCAAGTAACGATGCCTTACCAATTTGTGTCTTTATGCCATCGTAAATTTTATTCACCATTTTCGTTTTAAATCCTTCTACCTTCTGGAAATCTTCTTTTGACATTTTTAAAATTGCTGGAACACTTGTGTATCCAGCTTTCATTATTTTCTTTACATTGCCTAATCCTATACCGTCCACCTCCAAACCTTTGAAAAAATCAGTAATATTTTTAGTTTGAACTGTTTCATTTACATCTACATTATCCAGAACTATATCTACTTTGGTATCAGTCCAATGATAATCTTCTGTCGGCATTTTTACAACTTCGGCTGGTGCTGTTACCGATTTTATATATGGAATTACATCACCACTACGGATTATTTGTATTATTGCACCAATACCTATTTTATTATCTTGGATAAATTTACCATTAAATCCTGTTGCATATTCAATTGTAACTCCACCTAACTTAATTGGTTCTATCCTTACTCGTGGTTTTAAATAACCACTTTTACTTGGTGTCCACACTACATCTACTACTTTCGCTTCTGCTATCTGGTCTGATATTACCATTTTAAATGCAAATGCATGGTCTGGATTTCCATCTTTACGAGTATATATGTGGTCATCGGCTACAATGACCCCATCAATCTCATACTCATGATTTGTTCTCCAATCCATTAACAATTCAGATAACATTTCATTAGTCAATAGTTCCACTGTTTTATTTTGGACAACTTTATGACCTAACTCTGTTAATTGTTCCATTTGTGAACTTGGACGTAATTCTGGCTTAATAACTTCATAGGCTACAAAATGCACATCATGTGCTTTTTCATCAATGGTTTTACTATTAATAATACCAGATACCAAATTTCGGGGATTTGCAAACTTGGATTTATATTTTTCCTCAAATACCATGCGTGGTATTATAAATTCTCCACGGACTACTATATTCGTTTCTGTTGGTAATTGAAAAACCGGTAATAAATGACTTATATCCTGACCAATTGTACCATTACCACGCGTATACAATTTCGGTTCATCACCTTCTGTTGTATATAGTCCACTTACTCCATCTAACTTACATGATAATACATATTGACCTTTATATTTTTTTGTCCATGTTGTAAGTGCGTTTGTATCTGGTTTAATTTTATCCATGGACGCCATCTTATATGGCAATTCTACCTTACTTTTTGTAACTTTTGCACCAATTTGGTCTAAATCTGTATTCGCTGGATATACACGCCCTACATATTCGGTTATAATATCATACTCAGAATCTGTCATTATAGCTACTTTTGTATTGTAATATACGTGACTCGCGGTTTCACACAATTCTACCAATTGTATTTCAGTTAATTCATTTAATGTATCTATACCATCTTGACGAAATTTATTTATAAATTCTTTTGCCTTTTTTATTCTGGATTCCATAGTTTCTTCTTTTTGAGAAATTAATTTTATATTATTTTCTTTTGAATTACTTTGCTTCTCTTTTTCTTTAGAATTTTTACGTGTCTTATTCTTTGGACTTTTATTTGGTTCTACTATTGATATAGTAATATTTTCCTTCTTATCTAAATGCAAAATAGGTACTAATTCAGGTAATTCATCAGTTTCTATATTTATTTCTGGTTTATCAAGGTTCTCTTCTTCTATTACTAATCGTGGTGCAATATTCACAAGTTTTACAGTTTTTTTTGTTTTTCTTATTTTAGGTGGATTCTTCTCTTTTAATTTTTTTTCTTTTGATACTTTCTCTTCTGGAGATTTTTTCTTGGTTTTACGAGGCTTTTTTTCTTTTGATACTTTCTCTTCTGGAGATTTTTTCTTGGTTTTATGTGGTGTTTCTTCCAAAGTAGACACAACAATTTTACTCTGTTCTGGTTGTTGTATTATATTCAGTTTACGTTTTCTGGTTTTATTCGGTTGTGCTGTTTTTTTGGGTTCTATTGGTAAATCAATATTTTTACGACCCTTTTTTATCATTTTATGTATGCTTTGTATTTGTTCTTCATCTGCAGATGAATCCATTTTTATATAATATATATAGAAATTTGAATTATTCTATATATATTTTGCTTGTTTATATACTTCAAAATCCGGGTTCATCTGTAAACACCTGAGTTGTATTTAAATTTAATGCTTTCCCATCAGTTACTACATTCAAAAAATCATTCATCGTTCCATTTATTTGAAAAAACACAAATAACCCAGTAAATGCTGACCCAAATACCATTACTGCATCGCGTATAACATATTTCAATGGAGTCCATTGTTTTGATATGTATTTCATCTCAATTACTTTCAATACACTAAACACACTTGTAATTATTGCTGCAATTATCAATATTTTTTCCATATGTAAATATAATTACAATATAGAATATTATATGTTTATTAAAACGCATATCTGCCTAAATTGGAGGTAGTTCTTCTACACCGTCCAGTATTATATCATCACTACTCATAGATTTTTCTTGTTCATCTAAAATATCAAACCCGCTTAAATCTACCATATCTGTATGGATTTGAATCCGTTCATCATCTGTATCACTTTCTTCTTCTAATTTGCGTTCTATCGCGCGAGATGTACTTATATCTTCTAATCGTTCTATAGATTTCGGTGCATCTACTTGTTCAACATTGTTTGTTTCATTTAATACAGAATCTATATCATTAAATTCTAATTTCGTAACAACCTCATTATCATCTATATTTTGAATCGTTGGTACAACGTCGGGTATCGTTTCTTCAGTTGATTCTTTATTATCATCCGTATTTTGTTCACCGTCTTTTGTTTCTGGTTCAGGTTCCTGTTCTGGGACATCTTCGATTATTACTTCTTCCTCTTGTTCTGTATTTTCATCCATATATGCACGAATAATTGCTTCAGTTGGTACACTTTCACGTATTGTAGTCAATATACATTCTTGAACTATTGTTTCTAACTCACGATTATTCTTTTGAACTTGAAGAGGGGATATATTTTTTTCAAATAAATATACATTCATATACACTTTACGAGCTACATGAATATAGACCTTGTGAATAAATACATCTAACTTTGGTATGGAAATATCTATTTTTTTTTGCTTATTACCGACTCTAATACAGGTCAATACTTTTAACTGAATTATGTGAACACATGTAATTAAATCTTCTAAATAATCACAACCACTTCTTTCTATTATTCGTTTTCGTTCCTCATCTACTATTATATTATTCCATTTGGGAACTCTTGATAGTAAATTTTGAAATGACATCAAATATTTACTTGCTTCATCATTATCTAAACACATCTTCCAAGCTTCATTAAATATTGATCGAATTCCTTCGACTACTACTGGCGTTAATACACTAACTAACCGACTACACCATTCATTCCGTGACTCGTGTAAATTAGATATTACAAAATCGTCCATTATGTATTTATATTTCTGTAATATTTTTTAAGTCCTTATTTGTACGCAAATACAAATAATCGAATATAGTAAACATCAATATCTTTTCAAACCGATATTCTTTATGTATAGTATCAAAATACATACATACTTTCGTTTTTAGACTATTATCTATTAACGTTGTTTCTTTTACCCATTCTATTACATCCAGACAAGATAATCCATTCTCATAGATCCGTTCACATAATTGAATTAAATTCTTATGAGATATGTCATTATTTACACAGGTTTTTATCTGTTCGTCTAACCACATATTGTTGTTCTCTGTATAATGAATTTTATAGTTTACATTTTTTGATATTACATGTAAATTGCATATTTTATTTCCATCCATATACTCCGGCACATAAATCTCACAGAATCTTGACAAAATTGGTTTTAATAATTTATGTTTGTTCTCTATTATTATGAAAAAACGAGTATTGAAACTGAATTGTTCTATGCATCTACGTAATGCAGATTGGGCATCTATCGTCAAATTATCTGCATTAATTAATACAATTGTTTTAAATAATCTGCCATTATTTGAATGTATATTCGCTTTCGCGAAAAATTTTAGTTCTTCACGTATAAATTTTATTCCTTTACCATGTGCACAATTTACAATCATTATGTTTGATTTCATACGACTTTTATCATTATCGTATATAGTATTCAAAAAATTATTCACTATTGTTCGTTTACCACTTCCTGATACCCCATGAAATATAATATGAGGTATTTTATTTGTTTTATTGAAGTGATTTAATTTATCATATATTGAATGATGGATATCTATATTCGGTTTTATATTATGATTTGGTTGGTTATCACTATTTGCTAATGAAAATATGTTTTGCATGTTATGAAATAAAATCATATACTATTTATATGATTTTACCGCGGTTATGATTTTATTATAACTAATTGTTTTGTGAATACATACCGTCCTTGATGCATTGTCTTTCTACCAATATTACATTGTAAACATGCTATCACTACGTTCTCTTTATTGTGTCCTATGTTATTATCAATTCTATCTAATGACCATTGTGTTTGTTCTCTCACCGTTTTATAGAGAACCTTTACTGGGTTTTTACAATAATAACAAATATTCGCCGCTTTTTCTAAGGTATTCAACACATAATGTATATCAACCAATTTATCTTGCTCATATAATGCCTTTTTTATATCCTGTGCCTTGTATCCATTGATTTTTTGGGTTATATGTTTCAAAATTACTTGACACGGGTTCGTGTCCACTATTTCATCACACACTAATTGATGAATATATGACAATTGTGCATCGGGTTGTAGTTCTTCTTCTGATATTTGCCATAATTTAGTGTTGGTTATTTCCCTGTTTTTGGGTTCTTTTTTGGTCTTTATTGTTTTATTTGTGGTCAGGTTCTCCATGTCTTGATTTGGAAGAGTAAAATTTATATTTATTTTCTTAATGGTCGTTTCCATGTGTATCTATTTTATTGGTATATATTTACAAATTTTTTTTTACGTATAGAGAACCTATTCACCATTCGTAAATAATGAGGACAAATAGGTACAATTTCCGCCATTAAACAACACAGAATAATCTATTTGATATGGTTTGGTTCTCGTTTCATTTTCATAGGAAAATTTCCATTTAAAATCCGCATTTTTCGCACCACTATCTATACAATGATAGATAAGGTTCTCAAATTGTGCATAGGAACCACGATTCACACCAGCATCTTGGGGAAAAATATTTAGTGGCTCGTTTCCATATCCACCTAAACGATTTGCTAAAATATGCCCAGCATCACAATCTTGAATTCCATCATCATCCAACATTCTTGAATATTTTTGTGTGCATGATGTTGTATCTGTGCCATGGTCTAAATCCAATGGTGTTATCGCACCATGTGCGTTTACTACAATGGGATAATCACCATGTAATTTATATTCATATGTTATTTTTGCCGTACCGCCGCCCATTTGGATTAAATTCGTCCCAATCTCTGGACATGGTACAGTTGTACAAACACATTGAGATTCTGCATTACATAATGTAACCATCATGTTTAGTATATAATATAAAAATAATACCCACATTATATATAATCACAATATGTTTTTATATTTAATATTGTTGATGTTAACACAAATATCTATTATTGCACAATCTGCACCATCTACCATGTATGTATTTGCTTATAGTTGGACTCCTGGATTTTGTAATGGACAAACATATCCAGGATGCACGAATTCACTAAATTACTGGAAACAGAATTTCACTATCCATGGGTTATGGCCTCAATATGTTACATCTGGGTATCCATCTACATGTACAACCGAACCATTTGACCCCAATATACCGATTGATATAGGTTTAGATTACATGATTGAACGATGGCCAGATGTTCAGTATGATGTCAATACCCCCTCATATGATTCATTTTGGGAACATGAATGGACTAAACATGGAACATGCTCTGGATTATCACAACGTGATTATTTTACTACTGCATTATCTCTTACTAATATCTTAATTACACCTGAAATTATACACAATTCTATTGGGTCTAATGTCAGTACAGATACACTCCGTACGTCTGTTGCAGACCCTTCAGCAGTTTCGTTACAATGTCATAAACAAATGTTGGTGGGAATATATACTTGTTGGCAACAAGTTGATAATATTCCATCTAAATTAGTTGCATGTCCAAATGATGTAATTAATGAGGATACATGTACTGCACCCTATGTTTATATTCCGTCTTTGGATTAAGAGAGTTTCTATATTACAATTATTCAAGTGGTCTAAATGCCGAAAAATTAATTTGTTTAAATAATTATTTAAACATATCATATTTAATATATTTAACGGATGGATATTATATTAACAGATGCAAATATTAAAGATGCTGTAGCTGCATGGTGTTACGATGAGGACACTACCACTTACGGACACATTTCCGAATGGGATACCAGTGCTGTTACTGATATGAGTGAATTGTTTAAGTATGCCGAAAGTTTTAATGATGATATAAGTAAATGGAACGTCTCGAAGGTGACCAATATGGGATGGATGTTCAATAATGCTCAAGCCTTTAACCAACCGATCGGCAATTGGGACGTCTCGAATGTGACCGATATGGTTGGTATGTTCTGGACTGCTCAAGCCTTTAACCAACCGATAGGCAGTTGGAACATCTCGAATGTGACCATAATGTGGGGTATGTTCCGTGGTACTCAAGCATTTAACCAACCGATAGGTGATTGGGACGTCTCGAAGGTGACCAGAATGGATAGTATGTTCTGTGATGCTTATGACTTTAACCAACCCATTGGGGATTGGGACGTGTCGAATGTGACCGCAATGAATAGTATGTTCAGTTTAGCGAAAGCCTTTAACCACCCCATTGCTACTTGGGATGTATCAAAGGTGACCAATATGCAAGGTATGTTCCTACATGCTGAAACCTTTAACCAACCGATAGGTAATTGGGACGTCTCGATGGTGACCAATATGCAAGGTATGTTCTACAATGCTCACGCCTTTAACCAACCGATAGGTAATTGGGACGTCTCGAAGGTGACCAATATGTATGGTATGTTCGAGAATGCTCACGCCTTTAACCACCCCATTGCTACTTGGGATGTATCAAAGGTGACCAATATGCAATGTATGTTCCTACATGCTGAAACCTTTAACCAACCGATTGGCGGTTGGAACGTGTCGAATGTGACCAGAATGGGGGCTATGTTCGAGAATGCTCACGCCTTTGACCAACCCATTGGCGATTGGAACGTGTCGAATGTGACCAGAATGAACTGTATGTTCGAGAATGCTCACGCCTTTGACCAACCCATTGGGGATTGGGACGTGTCGAATGTGACCAGAATGGGGGCTATGTTCGAGAATGCTCACGCCTTTGACCAACCCATTGGCGATTGGAACGTGTCGGATGTGACCAGAATGGGGGCTATGTTCAGGGGTGCTCACGCCTTTAACCAACCGATTGGCGATTGGAGCGTGTCGAATGTGACCAGAATGTGGTGTATGTTCTATTGTGCTTATGGCTTTAACCAACCCATTGGGGATTGGGACGTGTCGAATGTGACCGCAATGAAGGGTATGTTCGAGGGTGCTCACGTCTTTAACCAACCAATAGGTAATTGGGACGTGTCGAATGTGACCACAATGAAGGGTATGTTCGAGGGTGCTCACGTCTTTAACCAACCAATAGGTAATTGGGACGTGTCGAATGTGACCACAATGAAGGGTATGTTCGAGGGTGCTCACGCCTTTAACCAACCAATAGGTAATTGGGACGTCTCGAAGGTGACCCATATGGATTTTATGTTCACTGATAGTGGATATACACACGAAATACCAATTAAACCTCCTCTGCCTCCTCCGCCGCTTATGAGCGAAGAAGATTTTGAAAATTGTGAGAAAACATATTGTGAAGAGACAAAAATATGGAGTGTTTTATGTGGAATCGGATATGATATCTTACTACGAGAACAATCTGTAAAACCCCCTCCAGAAACAAGTTCTGTTGCATATGATTATATAAGACTACACGAGTGGCTAAAAAAAAAAAGAATAAATCCTGCTACGAATACATCTATTGATGACGATTGGATTAATCATACTTACCCAGGTGGATTAAATACAGGTGAATGGGATGACGGTGAATGGGATGACGGTGATTATTAACATAATCAACATATTTAATAAATATGATTTAAACATATTATGGACTGCTCAAGCCTTTAACCAACCTATAGGCAATTGGAATATCTCGAAGGTGAAATTTAATAATAATATGTTTAAAAATAGTGGGTATACACATGAAATACCAACAAAACCTATTCCATCTGTTATGAGCAAAGAAGAGTTTGAAAAGTGTGAAAAAATGTATTGTAAAGAGACAGAAAAATGGGAGGTTCATTGTGTGACCTGACATGATATATCTATGAGAACATGCTGTACCATTTGTTAAAGGTATATTTACTATATTACTCAAATTTTTTACTCTTCACAATAATAAATTGGTTTCTGGGAGTAGGGATTGAACTATATGCGTTTGGAAAGCATCCTAATTATGTGCATTGTCTTAGTATGAAAATCAAATCTATATATTTTGAAAATCCATATAATTCAATAAGTTGTTGTTGTGATTCAATAAATAACTTATTATTATAATAATATGTTTCATTAAACATGTTACATTTCATTAGGTCGAATTTTATATTATAACTATTAACACAAAGTGATGTTGCTTTAACTGCAATGTTATCAAATTCATCCATTTTATTTTATATAATAGTTACTTTTTAAATATTTTTATAATATTATTATATTGTCCGAGTTTTTACATTTTACTAACGTACATGCTTTGTAGCTTCAGTTGCATACTTATGTCGATATTGATAATCTGCTATATTTGCATGTTTAAATGCAATGATGTTTAATATATTGGGTTGATTTTCTTTATTATAATACATATGACAATCTTCTATTTTATTAGGTGTGTATAATTTCAAAATAAAATTTGCATCTGGATAATGCCTTAAAATAACATCCAACTCTGGTAATTTTTGTTTATCACATGTAAGTTTCGTTTTTGTTATTAATTGTTTCACCCAATCCATGGTAACCTCTATTTTTACTTCGTCTTTTAAATATTTCTGCAGTGTATACAATAATCTACGAATTTCGTAATCTTTGTCTTCATCTGTATATTCTTTATGTATAACCTCTATACCTAAGCTCAACATATATTGTTTGACTTTGTTTATATCTTTATTTGGTATTTTGTCTATCAATACAGATTTCTTGTCGCCGTCAATACAAATATTCTTTTCATCTGTAATATATAATAATCCTTGTACAAATATATTTTTTATCTTTTCAAATATTTTTGTATAATTCAACCCTATATCATCATTATCTAAATCTAAATTTAAATTATATGTAAATGGGTTTTTAATATCACTGTTAAAAAATGTATCCAATTGTATAGTATTATCCTCTTCCTCTTGTTTTTCCATTATATAATAATACAAAATATATTTATTACTACAATATTATGTAAATGGTCTAATGATTTACTAACTATACATATAATGGAAAAAATTAATAAATTATTATTAGTATTTTCTGAAACGTATCCTTTATTAAAAGATGTTACGATAGAAACTATGAAATATGATAATTTATTTGTAGCCAAGTGTGTAGTTGATAAAATTGGTGAATATATCAGTGTAAAAAAGGGTCGTATACTGAATATTATTCCAAAACAAATTATTCTTACATCGGCTGCTCTCGCTAAAAACGAAAAAGATCTTATTTTCATATTTATCCATGAATGTACACATTGTATAACCCCACATCGTGAAAAAAAGGTAAAAGATAGCTATATTAGAATAGATCACTCGCGGCAGTTCTATGATAATTTTTTTAAGCTTATCATAATTGCAAACAAGACCAAATATTATGAACAAACGTTTGCTTCTATCGAAGAATTAATGAAACGAGATAATAGAAAGGAAAACATATCCAACGATTTGAAAATGTATACAAACAAATAAAATATATTTGTTAGATTGGAAATTATAAAGTTCCCACAACAATTTTTCATATTTCCTACATTATAATGTGTGTTGGTTCTTTATATCCTATTTTCAATTTATATAGTTATCAAAAAAAAACAAAAAATAAAAAAGTCTTTCAGATTTCAGAAAATGGACATTCTGAAAATGTCCATTTTTGAAAAGTCCAGCCATTTCTTTTTCCGAAAAAACGTGATTTTTCGTTTGTGACCATAATGCAGTAAAACCCAATTTTTCATTTTTTATTTGTTACTGAAAAAAAAATATTACTTTTCTGAAAAATGATTTAGGAGTTTTTTTTGTTCGGATAATATACTAACAAATGACTAACAAAAAAAACTCCAAAAAACTCCTAAATTTTTCATGTAAAATATGCAACTTTAATTGCAGCAATAAGCAAGACTATACCCGACATTTATTGACTGCAAAACATAAAATCCTAACAAATCCTAACGAAAAAACTCCAAAAAACTCCGCTGCATACATTTGTGATTGTGGTAAAAAATATAAGCATGTTTCGTCTTTATGTAATCATAAACGAACGTGTTTTTATGACAATAAAAATATTAACACTGAGGCACATGATGATGAATTATACAATACTACAACTGAACCGACGAGTGAAGCGAGTACAGTTTTAATGTTATTAAAACAGAATGAAGAATTCAAACAATTAATGGTAGAACAGCATAATGAAAATCTTGCATTACAACAGAAGTTGGTGGATGTAGTGAAAGATGGAAATGGAACTGTAATTAATAACAACACTACAAATAATAATCATTTCAATCTAAATTTTTTCCTGAATGATACCTGCAAGGATGCAATGAATATAACCGACTTCCTTGGTAATCTGGACGTACAAATAGACGAGATAGAATATATAGGCAATCATGGGTATGTAAATGGCATGACCAAGATGATAATGAAACGGTTAAAGGGAATGGATATCACAAAGCGACCCATACACTGTACGGATATCAAACGTGAAACAATGTATATAAAAGATAAAGATGAATGGAGTAAGGATACAGAGGAGTTAACCAAGTTACGAAAAATCTTAAATCGTATTACTATGAATAATTGTAGAGCAGTTCCAAAATGGAAATCCGCACATCCCGATTGTGAAGTGATGGATACTCGTAATAATGAATTCTGTTACAAAATGATGCGATTAATGCTGGGAGATGTGGAGGAGGCACAAGTGAAGTTAGACAACAAAATAATAAAAACAATGGCAAAGGACTTGTTTTGTAAATAAAGTATAGTTGTTTTGTGAAATAACATATATAAAAATTGTTGTTGTATTAGAATAGCTATGTTCTCACGTTTTTTTACAAAAGTATATAAAAAGTTATCATTTGAAGATATACAATTTGCAAACCAATATGCAGACCAATTTATAATAATAAATACATTACCAATAAATGAACAATCATGTTTGATAAAAAATACAATATCATATACAGAGGAAGAAACAATACTGAATAATTTGCTTACGAATTATGCGTTGAATGATAAGAAAATAATAATATATGGTAAAAATAATACAGATGATACAATAAATAATAAATATGATCAACTGGTAAGTTTAGGGTTTCAATCGGTGTATTTATATGTAGGTGGTATGTTTGAATGGTTGTGTTTACAAGACATATATGGTAAGGACGAATTCCAAACAACAACAACAATGTTAGACATATTAAAATACAAGCCAACCCGTACATTTGGTGGGTATTTGTTAACCCGTTAGTATAACAGATACTAAAAAATTGATTTACATATTAATAACTAATATGTAAATATTATACAAATATTTTGTGCAACTACAATATACCTATGTCAGCTCAAGTATCTCGTCCACTGATTATTGCGGTAGAGGGAAATATTGGAGCGGGTAAATCAACCATCATTGATACACTGGGTAAACAATTGGCTGGAAATCCGAAAGTCATACTACTAAAAGAACCAGTAGAAATTTGGGAAAGTATTAAAGACACAAACACTGGTGAAAATATATTAGAAAAATTTTATAAAGATTCAGCCAAGTATGCATTTTCATTTCAAGTAATGGCGTATGTAACACGTTTGAGTATGATTCGGGATACAATTCGTAATAACCCGGAATGTAAGGTGATTATATGCGAACGTTCATTGGATGCGGACCGTAATATATTTGCAAAAATGTTGTACGATGATGGATTAATAGAAGATATTCATTATCAAATTTATCTGAGATTTTATAACGAATATGTAAAGGAATATCAGGTAGACGGTATTGTATATATAGATGCCGATGCAGAAGTTTGTCATAATCGTATAAAAACTCGTTCACGTGATGGTGAATCTGGAATAGCAGTAGAATATTTACAAAAGTGTAAAAAGTATTACGACGAATGGTTGCAATCACTAAAAATGAAAATAGATATTTTACATATAGATGCCAATTATGATACAACGTATAATATGGAAGACACAAATGATAAAGGTGTACAATGGTTGCAACAAATAAATAATTATATAATTGGCTGTATGAATTCAGTATAAAAACAAGATGGTGAATATAAAGCATCTTTTATGGAATATGTAGAAGTATTGATGAATCAAGTACGTTAATGGTCAAATTTAACAATAATTTTAACAGTTTCTTTTTTAATGCATTTACATGCAGAAACAGATAATTCTTCTCGTTTTTTGCGTGTTTTGGCGTTATCGTTATGTGGTTCAGAAGCAGAACGTCGTTTTGCAGTACTATTACAATTGTTCATATCTTGTTCAATATCATTAAAATGAGTTTCAATATAACTAATAATATTATTTTCAATAGCCCATTTAAAAAAGTTTAATTGTCCAATAGTGGTTTCCATACAATGATTTGTGTTATATGGTATAGTAATGCGTTCCCATCTGCAAAATGGGTCAAATCGTTTTTTGGAATAAGCTTTCAATATCAGTTTGTATTCATTATACACCTTAAAACGAGTCATAATTGTGGTGCCGTGGCACTGTATTTCATAAACGGTAAAGTTTTTTTTAGCATAATTGGTAACAAACCAATCAACAATGCGTAAAGACATACGTGTATCTCCATTTATAATATTCATCATAATATGAATATTATGAGAATCTTTATAAAAATCGAGGAGAGTATTCATTAGTAAATCATTTTGCGTATATAATTTATTAGATTTATACATAATATAAGAAACAAATAGATATTGTCTATACCCTTTTTGTATAGGAGTTTAAAAAATTGATTATATATTGTATATATAGTATATTATAACTTAATCAAAATCATGGATTTGAAGCAAAATAAACTAAGTAAAACGGAGTGGGAATCTATCGAAAAGTCGGTAGACGACGATGAAAAAAAAATATTAAAGTTGATTGTAGATGGATATACTGATGTAAACGCAAGGTATAATGAGACCCAATCATTAAATAATCATATTCGTTTTGATTCTACAAATGAGATGGATTATTTCTTGTATAAGAAGTATTTTGAACAGTTGATGACGTCTGTAATAAATAAGTATGCAGATGATACACATTTATCAGAATATGAATGTAAAATAAATTCAGGTAAGTTAAAAAAATTAAAGAGCGGTGAAACCGTCAAGCTAAATAATTTGGAAAAAAATATAGAGTTAAATAAACCAAGTATATTTGAGTTTTTACTTATCGATTTATACACAGAACTAATAAAACAAATAAGAAAAAAGAAAAAGAATTATGCTTTTTATTTATATACAATAATTCAATTGAAGAAAGCAAACATTACAAAAATAAACAGATATGTAATAGATTTAATCGATTATACAATAGAATATGTAAATTCATTTACTCAATTGAGTAATATAATTACAAATGCATATGAATTTATTGAACAAAATAAATATTTACTAAAGCATGAGGATCGTACATTGTTTAAACATCAACGGGAGTTATTTACAATATGTAAACAAAATGCAAATAGTGAAACAAAAACCCCACGATTGATATTGTATACTGCCCCAACAGGAACGGGAAAAACATTATCACCGATAGGATTGGCTACATCAAATAGAATAATCTTTGTTTGTGTAGCCCGTCATATTGGGTTAGCTTTGGCGAAATCCGCAATTACAATGGAAAAAAAGGTAGCATTCGCGTTTGGTTGTGAAACCGCAGCAGATATTCGTTTACATTATTTTTCAGCAATCGATTATGTTGTAAATAAACGTTCGGGTGGTATAGGAAAGGTAGATAACAGTGTAGGTGACAACGTTGAAATCATGATATGTGATGTGCAATCTTATATCACGGCAATGCATTATATGATAGCATTTAATGATATAAATAATATTATAACATATTGGGACGAACCAACAATTACACTGGATTATGAAACCCATGAATTACATGAAGTGATTCATAATAATTGGAAAAACAATTTGGTACCGACAGTGGTATTATCATGTGCAACACTACCATCTCAAGAAGAAATGCGGCCAATATATGATGATTTTCGTTCAAAATTTGACGATGCTGAAATAACTACAATAACAAGTTATGATTGTAAAAAGTCAATCCCGATTTTAGATACAAACCTATTTTGTGCACTACCGCATTATTTGTATAATGATTATCGTGAACTATTAGTAACAGTCGCACATTGCAAACAAAATCCAACTATATTGCGTTATTTTGATTTACGTGAGATAATTTCGTTTATTAAATATGTGAATACAAATAATTATATAGATGAGCGATATACAATAGATTCTTATTTTGGGGTAGATATAACAAATATTACCATGAATAGTTTGAAAGAGTATTATTTAGAAACATTACTACACATAGATGATACAAAATGGAATACTATTTATACTTATATGAGACAAATCCGTAAACCTCGGTTTAATGAAACCCGTACGAACACATATATTCAAAAAGTAAGTAGTATGGAAACGAAAAAACCCCTGTTAAAAAAAGGCGGTAATGTATTAACTCGTATAGAAAGTATAGCGGGACATGTTATGCCACAACCCCCCCAACCGAAAGGTCCGCCGGTGGGTATGTCAATTACAACCAAAGATGCATATACATTAACAGATGGACCAACAATATTTTTGACAGATGATGTAGACAAGATTGGAAAATACTATATTGCACTTACAGATATCCCAAAACGTTCCTTTGATGAAATCCAACCAAATATAGATGCAAACAATAAATTAACAGCAATGATAGACAAATTCGAAAGAGAGATTGAACACCATAATGAAAAAACGAATACAAGCTGGGATAATACGAGGATGACAAAGGAGGTTCGCTTATTAGATACAGAAATCACCAAATTGCGTAAAAAAGTACGTTCTGTAACGTTGGATTCAGTATATATTCCAAATACACGAGTACACCAGCAGCGTTGGACTCCAACAGGCGATGTACACGAAAATGTATTTATATCAAATATAGGCGAGGAGATGAGTAAAGAAATCATGTTGTTGGATGTAGAGATACATATAAAGTATTTATTGATGTTAGGTATAGGTGTGTTTAAGCAAATTCCAGATAAGCGATACATGGAAATTATGAAACAATTAGCGGACGAACAGAGATTGTTTATGATAATTGCATCGACAGATTATATTTATGGAACGAATTACCAGTTTTGTCATGGATTTATTGGAAAGGATTTGAATGGAATGACGCAGCAAAAAACATTACAATCAATGGGGCGCGTTGGTAGAAATAATATTCAACAGGATTATACAATACGGTTTCGTGATGATGCTATGATAAGTAGGCTATTTAACCCCCCTGAACATAACATGGAAGCAATAAATATGTGTAAATTATTTGTCAGCGATTAAAAATGAAACAAAAATAAACAATAATTAGAATAAAATAACAATTTTTTATTGATATTTTATACACCTTTGTACTAATTATCTTAAAGACCCTTTGTATAATCAACAACATATGGATTAGATTTTAATGTGGACATAATATCAGGTGTATTTCTTTCCATATTGATAGTAGATTTCAATGAATTATCGGTACCAGCGAGACTTCCCATATTAGATACATCAGGAGATCTATATGGCATGGTTCCAGTGATAGAACGTGTATTTTGTAACGATTCATCGCGTGTTTTTTCGCGCATATTAATGTTACCATTCATAATATTCATATTTCCTTTAACCATATAACCATCAATTGTACTGGCTTTAATATCATTATTACGCTGGTTATATCCAGCATCATAAGAAGTCATTTGACGTGTACCATCACCAGCACTAGCATTACCAGTATATTGTACGGTAGTATCTTGTCGTTTGGTATCATAAGCTTGTTGCTGTGAAACTTGATATGCGCCTAATTGACTTGCATTAACATTTAAGTGATTCTTGGAATTCTCTGTGGTTTCACGAATAGTAGTACTGGTGCGGTCAGCAGGATTAAAAATATATGAATTAGGTACACTTGTACCAGGATTTTGATAAGGGCGTAAATTGCCAACAACATTTTCTTTGCGTGAGGGGCGTAAAATATCTAATAGTGGAGCAACTGCAGAACCGAGGCTACCGCTAACCATCCCAAAATAACCATCTTGTTTATTTGATGTACGATTGTTGGGGTAGGCTTTTTTAGATTTTATGCCGTAATCTGATTCAGTAGCGTGGTTTCGTCCATTAGCGTTTGCTCCAGCGAGGGGAAGTGCACCCAGCTCAATGTTATGAGACGGCATATATTCCCCAGGTGTGTATGTAGCAGGGTTTTGTGAACCAGCCGCACCAGAGTAAGATGTGGTTGTTTCGGGGCGTGATACATAACGGTCAACGGGAATAGCATGTAATGTTTCTCCCTTAGATGCACCCGTAGTAGTAAATAGACGGTCTTGTCCCATTTCAAAAGCGGTTTCTGGTCTATTTTTTTCCATAACCCCCATTTGTTCAGCTGTACCGATATTTTTGACACCGCTATATGCAGGTCCTTCATGACCGAGTAAAACGTGACCAGAAGATTTCGGTTTTGTATCAACACGTAAGTCATCAACTTGTTTTGGTTGCCACGATTCGCGCATCATCATTCCTGAGTTAAATCCATTAGAACCTTCGTTGGTATAACCTAATCCTAATCCAGGCGCAACACGTTCTTCTTCGAAAGGTTTTGTATTAGCCATTCGCATACTGGTATTAACACGTGATTGATAAAACTCATTCATATTGGGGGCACCGTGAGCCCAGTCTTGATTTTCATTGGGTGAAAACATAGGTGCCTGTTCTTTTTTAGTGATGGTTTGTGAACCAGCACCAGCATAATTATCTAAAATACCTTCATATGATTTGTCATTTGCATTGGAAGTAGTCATTTTTGCACCAAAAAAAGGAACCATGTTATTATGTTCAAAATGAGAACCAGAAACCTTTTCACCAGTTAAAGAATAATAGGAAGCAGTTTCATTTTCATTTTTATGTCGTTTAGATGCCATATTGGCATCAAAATACTTATCAGTGTATACACCTCCACCGTTATCAAATTGATTAATAGTAGAAAGCGCCGAAGTTTGATCTATTTCTGCAGATCTAACAGGATACTCTTCGGGAAAGTTTTTGTTAGGAATATTTGTATTCGGTAAATCGTTACGAGAAGTAAATGGTTCCTCTCCTCTATTATTATTATTCGATTGTCCGTTCATTATATACATTAAACCAATAGCAACACCAGGTATAGCTAATTCCATTATAATATATTATATAATTATATTAATCTTATATAATATTTATTTTAAATAGACAATAAACCTATCTATACAATGTACCAGTACAACCTTCTTCTTTGCCACCAATGCACAAAGAACGACCAGTTAAATAAAAGTTTTGTTCTCCAACCATAGGAATTTTGGGTATGAAATTATCCTTTTCAATAACACGGGTTTGTATATTATCAACAAATTGTTTATCTAAACCATTCAAAGGATTTAATAATGGTTGTTCCCATCGTGTTTGTTCTAAATCTTTATACATCCACGCAGGATGACTAGCTCGGCTTTCTTCTACATAAGGTTGTTCATTACGATAATTCGGCTTAGAAGACGATGGCTGCGATTTAGTATATAGATTTAATGTAATATTATCTCTGTTTTGTTTACGACTAAGTCCGTGTAAATCGCTTTCTAAATTAACAGTATTCGTCTGTAAATTCGCCCCCCATTTTTGTAATCTTATTTGAGGGTCTTCGCTAAATGGTAAATTCATGCCCTGTCCAGGAGTATTTAACATATATCTACCAGCAAAACTGCTTTCATCTATTTGTTTTTTAATTCTATTGGGGTCATCATGGAATCTTGTAAAAGACATAATAATTAATATATCATGTGAAAAAAAATTGATATGAAATAAATATAAATAATAAACAATCTATAGTACAACCCTTCTAATGAATGTTCCTAAAATTTGTTTAAACATGATTGTAAAGAATGAGAGTACTATCATAATACGATTGCTTGAATCAGTAACCCCATTAATAGATAGTTATTGTATTTGTGATACGGGTAGTACAGATAATACAATTACGTTAATTCAAGAGTATTGTGAATCCAAAAACATCCCAGGGAAAATAATAGAAGAATCGTTTCGTGATTTTGGTTATAATCGTTCTTATGCATTAAAATTCTGCAATGATATGAAAAACGCAGATTATATATTGTTAATGGACGCAGATATGAAATTAGAAATTAATACACCCGACATCCAAAAATTTAAAAATATGTTAATTAATGATGCGTATTATGTAGTACAGGGGTGTCCCAATTTTTACAATGAAAATATACGAATTATTAGAAATGACCCAACTTATCATTATTGGGGTGTTACGCATGAATATATTGAACTACCCGATAATGCAGTAATTGAAAATATTTCAAAAGATATATTATTTATAAATGATATTAATGATGGGGGGTGCAAAGAGAATAAATTTCAAAGAGACGTAGAACTGTTAATAAAGGGATTAGAGGCCAACCCGAACAATCCACGATACTTGTTTTATCTGGCAAATAGTTATCGCGATTCAAAACAATATGAAAAAGCGATAGAAATATATATAAAACGAATTCAGGTGGGTGGGTGGTTACAAGAAACATGGCACTCTTATTATTCAATAGCCAACTGTTACATGGAATTAAACAATCCCGAACGGGCAATACTTTATTGGTTAGAGGCATATCAAATAATGCCTACTCGTATAGAGAATTTATATAAGATAGTGAATTATTACCGTCGCAAGGGTCATTATGCTGTGGCTTTAATATTTTATGAGGTTGCAGATAAAGTACGGTTGGAAAATCCCCCATTAAATCATCTGTTTTTGGAAAATGATATATACGAGCATAAATTAGACTATGAAATATTCATAATCGGTTATTATACAAATATGAATAAACATGCAATGATAAACATGTGTATGAGTCTATTAAATAAGCGAAATATACATACTTCTATTTATAATAATATAATGTTGAATTATAAACACTATTGCCCGTTGTTAACGAAACATGACGTATCTAATGACGATTTGAGCGATGTAAATAAAAGCTTAATTAATGAATTGCGCTGTATAGGTAATACAAGTATGGGGGAAATCTCGGGTATGTATTCAAGTACCCCATCAATATGTATGAAAACTCCAAACGAACTCTATGTTTGTAAACGATATGTGAATTATAGAATAGATGAACAAGGAAATTACATAAATCAAGAAAATATAATAACAATCAATATATTTGCAATATTGGAAAATAAAGATAATGCATGGTCTATAATACATGAATGTGTAATGGATTATAATAAAGAACATGATGCGATGTATGTTGGAATGGAAGATGTGAAATTATTTGATAATAATAACATCATTGAGTATACCGCAAATAGAGTGACACTTGATACGATAAAAAGTGTAGAACATGGAATATATGACATTAATAGTAATAAAATAGTTGAATCTACCATTTTAAAGTATTCAAGCAGACAACTGGATGAGAAGAATTGGACATTGTTTTACACAAAAACTAATGAACGTAGAATTGTATATACTTGGAATCCTTTAACCATTTGTGAAAAACAAAACGATGAAATACATGTGATTCGTGAAATAACAACCCCCCGATTGTTTAAACAATTGCGCGGGTCAAGTCATGGTGTTCATATAGACGATGAAATTTGGTTTTTATGCCATTTGGTGAATTATGAAGACCGTAGACATTATTATCACATATTTTTAATTATTAGTGCGGAAACGTATGAATTAATCAAATATACTCAATTATTTACATTTGAAAGAGAGATGGTTGAATATTCGCTGGGGTTTGCTTACGTAAAAAAAGATGGTCAATTCCTAATAGGATATAGTACGAATGATAATACTACGAAATATTTGATAATCGGTAAAGACATCATAGATGAGATGACGATAACTCATCAGTAGTAGACTCAGTATATTCGTCACATAGTGCGTCATTTGGATTTATTTCAGCAGTTTTGCAACAACCAAATGTGCGTCTATGAAATCTGGTAATACCATGTTCACGAATACCGTCCAAATGTAGTTTAGTCCCATATCCCATATTTTTACAAAACCCATATTGTTCATCTAAAAATGGATATTTTTTACACATATCCAATACATAATTATCCCGTGCAGTTTTTGCTAATATACTTGCAGCAGCAATAGCCATATATTTCCCATCACCTTTTTCAACGGTAACCGCTGGTAATTCGATAATACATTGTTGTTGTTCATCATATGAACGCACTGGAGTAAAGTAATTACCATCTACAACTGCCATAAAATTATCAAAATTCTGTTGTTGATTGCCCGTTTTTTCATTTACTTTTTTGATTGTTTCCCGAATGCAATTATGCATACCATGCATAACTGCCTGTAGAATATTAATGTCATCAATAAGTTTAGGTTCTTCATATGCAATATGCCACGCAAGAGCATGATTTTTGATGTACTCTGCTGTAGTATTTAATTTAGTTTTAGAAGAGAATTTTTTACTATCTTTAATATTTGTTCCATCAAATAACGATGGTTCTTTAGGTAAAACAACACATGCAATATAAACTCGGCCGAATAAACACCCACGTCCAGCCTCATCTATTGATAATTCAAATGGAACAGCTTCATTATAAAACCGTGTTAATAAAACAGGTTCTTTCTTCGGTTTACGTGTATTAGAGAGTTCAGTCATAGGTATAAAGTAAAAAAAGTGTTTCATAATTAGTTATATCAATTTTTTATTGCATAATAGGCTTATATATATTTTCGTGACATACTGTATATTTATAATGAAATTTTCAGCATTAACAATTTTTTTAATATTATTAATTCTTTTAGTAGTTACTGTATTAATATGTAGATGTGCCCAATCTTACACTGAAGGTATGATTGCATATCAATATAACGTGAACCCGAAGGGTACCCTAACAATACCAATGTATTCCGCAAGTAAGAATAAATTACATAAAGTGTACGATAGTATCTATTTTGATAATAAAAATGGAAACTTGGTTGAAGTTGATGCAAATACAACGTATGTAGCTGCAGTTGGCGATGAACCAGATAATGTAATCGATAGCGATAGTGATATAAACGCATTACATATTGTTCCCCGTGGTGGTGGATCTACATCTACTTATGTTATTAATAGCACAGATGATACTATACCAACCCCAGAAACGACAATGAATAATTCTATGACCTCTATAGATTATACAACAAAGGGTGCGAATACAGATACGTATAAAGTATTTATGATGCCGTGGCACGATAATACCTATATTCATGTCATGGATCTTTCTGGAAGCATTCCAACGAATACTATAACAAGTGCCTATACATATGCGAGTTCTGCAGCCGATTATCCATATACTGGTGACAATGCATCAAACATGGGAGGTGTTACAGAATCTCGTGTGGATAATGATTCCAATAACAATAAAATGGTAACGGAACCAATGTATAATACAACCCGTAAGGTGTATCAATTAAGTGAATATGTGAAATATGATGTTAAGAATGCAAGTTTATTAATAAGTGCGGGTGATAACGAGGACAAAACAGTTACGATATATAATCGTGGAGGAGGGTCAGTAGAAACATTAAGCAATCCAAATTCTACGGGCGAAAGTACAAAGGGTGATAATGATAGTGTATCACTTAGTAGTTTTGTACCTCGTATTATGCACGATATATGTGGTCAAAATATGGTGTTATATATAGAAAATGCAAAGAAAACAATGGTTGCTTTGATTAATTACGATAGTGATGAGAAATTAGATTTACGTAATGTAAAGAGATTTACAGAGAAAGGTGTAGATACAGCAGAGCCAGATGCAGGAGGTGATACTGACACTAATACCGAGGAAACAGATACTGCCCGAGAAGATAGTTATGATTATTACGATAAAATATTTAATGGGCGTGGCAGTGGAGTTGATAGCGATGCATTAGATAAATATATGTTAAAAACACAAATAGTGCCACCTGTATGCCCAGCATGTCCATCGTGTAATTATGGTTCTGGTGCCTGTGGAAAATGTGGTGGCTGTGGAGGTGCTGGAACTCAAGATAAAAGTGGAGAAAGTTTAGTAAAAGAAGAACCTAAAAAAGAGGAAAAACCAACAGTAAAAGGTGCAGTCAAAGCTACAGGTAATATTGCAGGTGAAGCAGTAGGTGCAGTCGGTGATGTGGCAACTGGTGCAGTAGGTGCAGCAGGTGATGTGGCAACTGGTGCAGTAGGTGCAGCAGGAAATGTGGCAACTGGTGCAATCGGTGCAGCAGGTGATGTGGCAACTGGTACAGTAGGAGCAGTAGGTGATGTGGCAACAAGTGCAGTAGGTGCAGTAAGTGATGTAGCAGGTGGCGTATTGGGTGCAGTAGGTGATGTAGCAAGTGGTGCAATAGGTGCAGTGGGAAATGTAATGGGTAGTACAGTAGATGCAGCTGGAAAAGTAATACCGAATAGTGAAAAAAAGGCAGGAACAACGAATAATACAATGCAACAACAGGTACCTCAGGGACCGATAGTAGGAAATACAGGTGCAACTGACCCCTATTCTTACTATGGTCAGTTACCACCAAAAGCCCCAAGTAATTATATACCTCGTACAGCTGATTTCAGTAAATTTGCACGATAAATAAAAAATGAGAATAATGTTATGATTCATAATATTATTCGTTTGAATCAAGTTAAATGATTATAATATATATATATTATTAACGATGGAACATATAGATATGAATGAAATTTTTAATAGACAAGAAATATCAACAGAATTAAAGGAGCATTTGATTCATTATGAAGAACGTATAAAAAGTATTAATTACAAGAAGGGAATATACATATATGGTACACCCGGGTCAGGAAAAACAGGCTTTGTAAATAAATTATTGAAAGAATTAGATTATGATATGGTAAAATATGACGCGGGTGATGTTAGAAATAAATCATTAATAGATACAATAACAAGTAATAATGTTTCAAACCGAAATGTATTGGACATGTTTACAAAGAAGGTGCGAAAAATCGCAATAGTAATGGATGAGATAGATGGTATGAATAATGGTGATAAGGGTGGTATTACTGCATTAATAAAATTAATTCGCCAAAAAAAGACAAAAAAACAGCGATTAGAACACATGTGTTCTCACCCTATAATTTGTATAGGAAATTATTACATTGACAAAAAAATAAAAGAATTAATGAAAGTATGCAATGTATTTGAAATAAAAACACCAACCCATATACAAATAAATACAATATTAACACGTGTTATTCCAGATTATACAGAAATACAAAAAGTAGATATAAATAATGTTTTGATGTATATTCAAGGAGACCTACGAAAGTTGCGATTTGTATGTGAGTCTGTAAAAAAACAACCGAATATTTTAAAAAATGGTAAATTGATGGAATTATTTCGAACAAAATTATATGATGAAGATTCAAAAAAAATTACACAAACCTTACTAATGAAACCTGTGTTATTCAACGAGCATGAACATTTCATGAATGAAACCGATAGAACAATAGTTGCATTATTATGGCATGAGAATTTGGTAGATGTATTGTCAAAATTAGATATAAATATAACATTTCCTTTATATTATAAGATATTAACAAACATTTGCATAGCGGATTACATTGACCGTATTACGTTTCAAAAACAAATATGGCAATTTAATGAAATGAGTTCTTTAATAAAAACATTTTACAATAATAAAATTTATCATGATACAGTTACAGATGATAATATAAAATATTTACCAGAAATACGATTTACTAAGGTTTTAACCAAATATTCAACCGAATATAATAACATGTTATTCATCTATAACTTAACCCAACAGTTAAATATGGATAAAAAAGATACAGTTGCATTATTCCAAGAATTGCGACTGTATTATGGTGATGATTTAATAACCAATGTGGAACATATAAATAGCATTGAGCAATTATTTGAACCATATGGGTTAACCAAATTGGATATAAAACGTATATACCGATATTTAGACCGTACAGTAAAGCGAGATGTAGTAGTATTACAAGAGGACGATTTGGATTAGTGTATATTAGCATATTACATATTATTATGTAATATACAGTGTGATTAAGCCTTCATTGTTGGAACCTGAACAGCTAAATTGTTAGGTTGATTGAAAGATTTTTCCATAGTATTCACAACCTTTTGCAAATGGTTATATGCATTTTGGATTTGTGTATTTTGTTGCATCAATTGTGCATTTGTTGTTTGTAATTGTTTGATAAATTGAACTACTTGTTGATGGTTTAATTCTATAGGTGGCTGTCCGTCCCCTTGTTGTAACATGATAGGACCATTCTGGATTTTTTCAATTGCTTCGGCACGTTCTTTTTTAATTTTTGCAATTTGGGTCAATACATCGGGTTTCATTTTAGGTAATCCAGGCTCATAATTGTCTAATAATTCATCAATATCATGTAAAAAGAACTGTTTGACCAGAGTTTCGTGAGGTTGACGAATAAACATATCAACGGTTTTAGGCGACTCTTTGAAATAATCAGGGTGAGATGTTTTGAACATTTCACGTTTATCAAATGTATTATGCTCGTGTGAAAAAACCAGAATTGTTTTTAATGGGTCAAGTTGAACAAATGGAACTGTATACTCTTTAAGAAATTCGCGTTCTTCTGCCAAAGCAGCATCATCATTATACTTGGTATCTTCTAATAATTTGGTTTTAAATGCAAATGTACCCGCTGTAGCATGGTTTGGTCCATATGGACCTGCTTGAATCATTTTGTTCATAGTTTTGAAATACAAATATATTTCACTGGTTCCACCACACATTACTTTATCATCTTTGAGTAACATTTCAACAGAATGAGATACACGTTCTGGTGGGTAATAATCATCATCGTCCATATAAACGATAATAGAACCTTTCACATGTTTATGCATATAATTACGTTTTGCACCCAATGCAAGTTTTGTATCAAGTTCAAAATACCGAATTTGTGGAATATTGGAAGTTTCAATTAAGTCCTTAATTTTGTCGGTTCCATCATCAACAATGATCCATTCCATACGATGTTTTGGATAATCTTGATTTTTAAAACATTCAAACATGGTTTTTATAAAAGGACGTCGGTTGAATGTGGGTGTACATATAGAAACAAAAGGATATTTTTTGTTATATGCGTTTTTATCATTCTTTTTAGTCATAGTTATAATATGTAAACTTATTTATTTATATTTATCCGTACGTAATTACTTTTATAAACAAATGTGTTTATAAAAAAATATTTTTACAATGTTTATTTGGTAAGATAGAGAACCTGGTATATTTTTAAAATTTATATTATAAATGTCATTCATTAAGAGGGTTTTGTGTTGTTGTACCTAAAGAACTACTATCAGAATTATTTGTTTTATTCAATTCAAAATGTCTAATAACACTGGTTATAACCATGACTATACTGGCAACACTTATTGCTGCACTAAAGAAATTTAAAGGCAATTTGTTAGGAGCAAGAGAAGACATATTGATAGCGAGTGAAACGGTTATAATAACCAGCATAATGGTGTAAATAATTTTAAGTAAATGTTCTTTGAAATATTCTAAAAATGTAAAAATAATAGATAAAAATGAGTATAATAATGCTAATAAATTATTGGAGTTACATAAATCTATTTCTTCAAATCCAGCTTTAGAAGAACGAATATGTTTATCAATATCGTTTACAGATGTCATACCGAAAAGAACAGACGAAATAGACCATTTCCCCCATGTCAAACGTGAAAAGAAAGACATATATATTAAATATAATCCACAGCCAATCGCACCCACAGGAACACTAACCAAAAATGTTATAATAAAGCGGAAAATAAATTTCAATAATGTAAACACCCACCCACCTGGACTCATGAATGAAATAATATTATTAATATCAGAAATCGGGTTACCAGATGATTTGAGTGTGAACATAGAATGGAAAAATAAAATTAATACAATTAAAACCATAAAATTAATAAGCATATTGCCAGTAGGGTTTGTAAATAATTTAACAAAAAAGTTTTTAAATGATATTGCAAAATTTTTGGTACAATATAGACAAACAAAATACAACAGTAAAAAATTACAAGTGCCATTAAGAAACCCCGATGTTTTGGGTACGATTTTTAATAATATCCAATCTAACATTTCAGGAAACCAAAAAGCAAACTCAAATATATATAAAAAAGTGCCAATAAATGCACCTGGATTACCTTTTTCATCTTTACTCCATTCTATTAATGAATCTTTGGAAAAAGATGGTATTTCAATATTATTACGTATATCTTTTGCAAAATAAATAGCGAAATACCAATTATAAACCATAATTGAACTAACAAATGCACATTCTAACCATACAATAGAATTTCGTACTAAAACAATATCAGTTTTTCTTGCATCTGAATTTTTATTATAAGTTTTATTTTCGCCAACAAGAAGTTCTGCCAAATAGGTATTATAGGAATTGATATAATCATACAATTGAGTGATTTTGTCTGTCATGTGTATTTTGCTTTTTGTGCGTTTCATGTCTTTATGTTTATCAATCCCTTCATATTCATGGTCTTCAAATTTTTCAACAATCTGTTCTGTACCAAATAAAAGTTGTTTTATATGTTGAATCGTAGTCAGTTTTGGGTCATCATTTGTAGTATTATCGGTAAAGTTCTCAGTATCATCTTGTATGGGTGCATTATTTGTTAATATGTCAATTTCTTTTATTTTATTGTAATTATTTTTCATTTTCATTTTCTTTTTTTTAATTTTTTTTAACTTATGAATCATATGTGTACTTTGAAAATCATGAGTATCGTCAACATTATTATTGCTAAAAGACCTTTTTGAATCAGGTTTTTTATTTATAATTTCTATATTGTTTTGATTATCTATATTATCTATATTATCTATATTATCTGGATTATTTTCCATAAGGTGTAGTCGTATATATAATAACAATTATATATATTCCGTTATTTTACACTCAAAATACGAAAGATGAGCTACAAAAACTGTAAAAGAATTAATATTGTATAATGATACATGCTGTATTATCTTGAATATAACATACCACAATTCCCACCGATAAATGATAAAATATTATAACGTTCTTCAAATAATGTTAAATTATAATTATATTCAAATAATCTCCAGTTTGATTTACGAACACCGATGGGTTCGCCTAATTCGGCGTCGCAAACAATATCATAACTTGAATTTACATAATCAATCGTAGGAGAATACGTATTAATTTCTAATTCAATAGACTTAAATTTGCTTAAGTTGATTGCGCCAGTTGGTTGATATTCAAAAGGACTGGTGTTTAAACAAAAGTTATAACAATATAAACCTTCAGTAGCCGCTCCTCCTGTGCGTGTATATTTTTCTACAAAGTCATAAACTCCTCTGGTTAATGTATTTTCTCTATACTCACCGTTTAATAAAATCCCCATGGTTTCTAAGATTTCTTTACGGTTTTCATTGTGATAAACGCCAGTGATGGCAATACCGCTATTTTGGAACGTAGTTGGGTGTACGCCAATTCCATATGATAAGTCCAATTCCATACCAAGTAAGGGTTCATTCGGAGCTAATGTAATATTAGATGGTAATTTATCATATGGCCAGTTGGTATAGTTGCTCCATTCATTGCGTAGATTTACATCATTGCGTTGTAAGAACCACATCCAGCTGGAAATCATCCCGTTTGAATTGATTTTGATACGTTTTGAACCAGTAACATTTTCCGTTTTATGTTCAAAAACATCTTTAACCAAATAAACATGGTCTTCAGCTGCAAATAACTGAGTTTCTTCTTTAGATAAAAAACAATAGGTAGATAATAAATGAATATCTGCATTCCACGTTGAAAATGTATTATCATAATCAGACATATCAATAAATCCAGTAGGAGGTGTTTGTAAGTACCGATACATTTGGAATCTGTTTTCATTGAAATCGGGTTGTATATAGGGATAATTATACTCATTGTCAAAAACATCTCGCACTTGGAATAATTCTTGAATAGGTCGCATAGTAACTGACACAACTAACTCGTTGTATTGAAGTGCAATTAATGGAAATGCACATGTGCTGTTTAATGTAAACCATGTATTAATAGGTATATACAAGTTACGTCCACGGATAGAAGGTTCAGCGCCAGTAGGGTCAGGCGTGAATGATGCAGATGGATATGTATTATTTCGTCCATGTGCATATGCAGGGTCATTTAATTCAGTAATATTTCCAGTCATATTGTTAAATAACTCTTTTTTCTCGGCTGAAAAATCACGGTCTACCATTGCTGCCATATATTCACCGCTATAACGTTGTAAAGTCAATGACCCACATGTTATAGTGATTTCTTTAATCATATGGGTTCCAATATTTTTAATCCATTTAAAATCATAAGGAGCCCATTTATATCCAGTTAGTTCACTTGGTGGATATATAGGGCTCCATATATCAGGTAATGCAACGACGATATATGTGTCCATTAATAGGTCTGCATAGCGAGGAATTTTAAATGTAAATGTAGACTGTTCTGTTCTACGTAAATCACGTTGTCCATCGTAATCAATCCTGAATTTTTGTAATCCAAAATTGCTGTATTTTGCATAAGTTGCTTTGAAAAATGTTTTGCAAGGGTTACCTGTTAAAAAAGCATTATTAGCACCGACCGCAACTATATTTAGTAATCCACCTGCCATTGAATAAGTTATATACTATATTTTTATTATATTTGTTTATATATACATAAAATATAAAGATGATAAATAATTTTCATTTGACTTTACTGATTATTGCTATAATATTAATAGTATATCTGTTATATAATTTGAAATACAAACGCCGTATAATAATGAATAATTTAAATTCAAAAACGATGGAGGGGTTTGAACAAAAAGATGTAGCAATCCAAGAAAGTACGGACGTAGTAGCTAAATACAACCGATTTAATAATATTCAAAGTATAAAAAGTAAATTTACAAATATGCCCCTCCATGAATATTGTATAAAGTCATCTTATAATTCAGCATGTAGTGGTGATTATGTAAGTGCTAATATGGTTAAAGAAGTAATAAAGCGTGGGTGTCGTTTTCTTGATTTTGAAGTATTTTACATAAAAGAAAATAATATATACAAACCCAAGGTGGCAATTTCAAGTGATAAAACATTTATGTTATTAGATAGTAAAAACAGTATATTATTGGATAAAGTATTATCAACTGTTGCAACAACTGCATTTTCCCAAAATTCTCCCAATAATAAGGACCCTATTTTTATCAATTTACGTATTAAATCCAGAGATTCTAATATATATCAAGCGGTAGCAAGGTCGATCGATGCAAATTTGAAATCAATAGCATATGATGGTAATATCACAAATAAAACTCTATTACAAGATGTAATGGGAAAAGCAATTATAATAATAGATAAAACAGTGGAATATGATTATAAACAATATACCAGTTGTAATGACGGAGATACAAATTGTTATGATTTAACAAAGTATATGAATCTTGAAAGTGGTAGCGAATATTTGAATTTGCATCGTTATACAGATTTACTAAATCATGCAAATAAACCGGTATTGTTAAAAGATGATAATATTCATACATCAGCAGTTAATATGAAAATGGCAGTGCCAGATGCTGTATTAAATGCAGAAAACCCTTCTTTCACTGAATTTGTATTAAAGCACGGGTGTCAAAATGTATTATATCAATTTCAAACCGTGGATAATAATCTAAAAAATTACGAGGAATTTTTTAACGATATGAACGGGGGTATAGTTCCATTATCAGCGTCCTTACAGTATTTTACAAAAAAATAAATAAAATAAAACAGGCGGTTTAGTAATAATATAGATTATATGTAATTATTTCTAATTATATTATATTAGAAATAATATGAGAGGTTCTACCAAAAAAAAAAATATAAATAAGCAAAAATTTAACACAGCCTTATGTGAGAATACAATGACATTTGAGGATTGTGAATTGACTATATTACGACATGCTGTAGATGAAACGGAAAAGTTACAAGGACGCAAAAAGGTTAACAGTAAGGATATACAGCGAATGTTGACGATAGTTGAAGAATTTATTATCAAAAAGAAGTTGATATGTTATGGTGGTACTGCAATTAATAATATTTTACCAACATATGCTCAGTTCTATAAACGAGATATTGAAATTCCGGATTACGACTTTTTTTCAGCGAATGCATTGGAAGATGCAAAAGAATTGGCAGACATCTATTATAAAGAGGGTTATACTGACGTAGAAGCGAAATCGGGTGTTCATTATGGTACATTCAAAGTATTTGTTAATTTTATTCCCATTGCGGATATTACTTATTTACACAGTGATGTTTATAAATCAATATTGAAAGATGCAATACAAATTGCAGGTATCAAGTATGCCCCTCCAGATTATTTACGAATGGCAATGTATTTAGAATTGTCACGCCCAGCAGGAGATGTATCTCGCTGGGAAAAAGTTGCGAAACGCTTGGGTATATTGAATAAATATTATCCAATGAAATTAGGAAAGGACTGTTTTACTGTAGATTTTTCGAAAAAGATGAATATAAACTTAAAAGAGGAAGAGCGATTGCATTTATTAATGCGAGATATTTTTATAGACAACAGTTCTGTATTTTTTGGTGGATATTCAACTCATTTATATGCAAAACATATGCCAGAATCCAAAAAAAAACTGGTGGACTCAATCCCCGACTTTGATATTATATCGGATGACCCAGACAAATGTGCATTAATTGCGAAAGAACGTCTTCAAACAGAAAACTTTAAAAATGTAAAAATTATAAAACATAAGGCTATTGGTGAAATTATTCCCAGTCATATAGAGATTATTGTTGGAAAATATAGCATGGCATATATTTATGAACCTATCGCTTGTCATAGTTATAATGAAGTTACCATAGACGGAAAGCAGATTAAAATCGCAACGATTGATACGATATTAGCATTTTATTTAAGTTTTTTATATGCAAATATGCCACATTACGATAAAGATAGATTATTATGTATTGCGATGTTTTTATTTCAAATGGAACAACATAACCGCCTTGACCAATCTGGTATTCTAAAACGGTATAGTATCGAGTGTTACGGTAAACAATCCACACTTGAAGATATTCGTTCAAAAAAAACCGAAATGTTTAAAGAATTGGGGAAAGACCGTGAGTCAAAAGAATATCAAATGTGGTTTTTAAAATATACACCAGGTGATACCTCTAAAACGGAAAAAAGGAAAACAAAAACAACTACTAATAAAACCCGTAAAAATAAACAAAAAATATCAAAAGAACACCCAATATTGGCATTAATACAAAATAAATAATTTAACTGAAACCTTGAAATATAATATTATAAGATTGAAATATAATATTATAATAAAGATTATCTTTGTATATTGTAAGAATGAACCTATATTATCAACAACAACAAACAAAAACACCTCAACTTATTGCAACTATATGCATATATGGACATGGTAGAACAGACAGCGTAATTATATCACCTGATACTGCAAATACTACTTTTCATAATACACGGCTCTATACTTTGGGTAGTAAATGTGGAGGGGTACCCGGGACTGCTTATATGGAAACTGGTACTCTAGGATACCTTAAGAGAGTGTTTCAAACCGACCTTGTTGAAAAAAATACACTTGATGTCATACGAAAATATCAAGACGATTCAACACCAAAATATCTTGAATACTTCCCTGGCGAAAAAAAAACAGATATTGGTCAAGTATATGATCCAATAACATTTGATAAAATTATAGGAAATGATATATCTGTTCGAGAACGGTGGTATATGGGGATATATTTAGTTTCAATTCATGAGAAGAAAGATGGTATGTTAAAGTTAATATACCCTGATAAAAAGGATAAAAAGGATAGGATTGATCTTTTTAATTTAATATACCCTGATAAAAAGGATATGATTGATCTTTTTAATTTAAATGACATTACAAATTTGGTAGGTTATCTTAACACCTATTTTGAAAATAATCATATACAAGACCCAGTACCTGAACTTATCAATAACGCAAAAAGTACTTTTACTGATATTGACACAGAGTCTTGGACAGATAAAAAAAAAAGATTTATTGATAGTCGTACCAGTTTATATTACATAAAGGATAAGTACATACATTTAATACGTATGTCAGCACTTGTAGCTTTATTAAAAGGAATATTAGGTGTTAATGCCAATATTAATATAATGGATTACACGTGTAATAATTTTATTATTGGAACGTCTACCGTTGAAGAAAATCAAATACTTGTCTATAAAAACCCAGCAGACATAGAATCTGGAGAAAATAAATCATTTGGTGGCAAAAAACGCAAACAAACCCGTAAAAAACAAAGAAACAATAAGCCGAACCATTACCGAAATAAAAGATGTAGAAAGACGAAAAACCTCAAAAGAAAAACGCGAAAATCTCGTAAGTAATAAGATACATCATAATATTGCCATTATTTGTTAGAATTCACTAATAAATGTTGTAGTTTTGTATACAGAATAATATAGTAATCCAAAAATACCACTTTTAAATATAAGACCCATCATATTAAAATTACCATCTTCATGATGTAATGCTAAAAATGCAAATTTTTTAAAAATCATAGTATTTACAATAGGCAATTGAAAAAAGAAAAATAAAATGGCAATAAAAACGGGTATTTGAATATCATTCAATATAGAATCCCAATGATTATGTTGACGTATTTTTTGTTCATATTCTTTTAGGTTTTGTTCTGTAGTATCATAATGGTCTTTTACATAATCTCTATCGACATTATGTTTGGGTATATAATTTGGTTGAACACATTCGTCATTAGAATATTGTACGGTATTTTGAGGTATATCTCGTGACGGCAATCGCTGGTGTTCCATATTTTGTAATGATTCCATAGAGAATTCTTGCATATTGTAATTTGGTTGTTGTTGTTGTTGTTGTTGTTGTTGTTGTTGTTGTTGTTGTTGTTGTATATCTTGAGGTTGAGTAGGATTCTCCATAATTGGATTATTTCCCGACACCCCGTATGGATTTGGGTGTACATTAATGGGTTTGTAATTTGTAGGCATTTCACCGTCCATTTTACTTTGTTTTGAATTAGATATACTTATCGTAGTAGGTGGTATATTACTGGCATATGCAGTAGTAGCTTGTCTTGCACTTGCATCAGGTGGTAAATCGGCAATGCGAGTTATATTTTCCATAATATTATAAAACTATACAATAATAATTATACCAAATATTGTATAGTTTAACGAATAGAAACAACAATGTTGTTGCTAAAGAATTAATTTAAATTATTCATCTTTTGTATCTTTATCCATTAAATCAATTTGTTTCTTTGTAGTATCACATTTGTCTGTACGAGTGCTATATTTATAACATTTATCTCCATGTTTGTATATTTTCCCTTCTAAATCACTAATAATGGGTCCATTAAAAAGTATACAATTTTTATCTGTACAAACCTTACGAAACAATGTAGCTAAACCCAAACCTAATATAATAGAAATGAATATGCGACCTAAGTCCGTATAAAGTAATCGTTTAAAGTTCATAGTATATATTATACATGTGGAAAATATATGCTGTAAAATAGTTTACTAATAATATTATTGTTGTACTGGTATTTTCGATATCTCATTTTGGTTAGTTGGACAGGTTACTTCTTCCTGTGAAAAGGAAAAACAGGTACCAGTTTTGTCTTTATATTGTAATATACTAACATTTTCTGGAGTAGGATATACATAAACTGTTCTTAAATCAGGCATAGATATATATACAGCAAATAGTCCAATGATTAAACTTAATACGAAAAAACGGGCATCAATAAAATTAAATACACTCATTATAGTTATATAGTATTATGAGAGAAAAGATGCATTCAATTTATGTCTTCTTCTTCTTCTTCTTATTCTTATTCTTATTCTTATTCTGTTTTGATTCTGTGGCGGCAGCTTTTTCAGCATCTTCTTCTGCTAACATTTTTTCAATGTCTGGATGTATAAACGATTTTTCTTGGTCTTCTTCTCCATCTAACTTAAATACCATATGATTCGGGTCATCTGTGGTAGATAAGTATTGTTTTTGTAGTGCGATTTGTTCTCTACGTCGTTGCATTGCTTTCTTAAATATATCTTCCTTTTCTTTTTGTGCTTTTTCTTTACGCTGAACTGCTCGTTCTTTCATTTTACTTCTATTATCTTCGCGTTTCAGCATTTGATTCATCTTATTTTTATCAAATTTTACACCTTTGCCCATTCCCATACTCTTAGACATATTTTCAAACATCTCTTTCATATTATCCATACCACCCATATCTTTCATTTTACTCATCATATCACCCGCTTCTTTCATGATTTCATCTTTAGAAATAGATCCGTCCTTCATTTTGGTATCGAGTTTTGAACCGACAGTTTTTATTAGTTTGGAGACTTTTGCTGGATTTTTCATTAATTTCTTTATTATATCTTGGGGGTTAGATGCATTGTCCATGTCATTACCTAAAACATCTTTGAAATCATCTGCAATATCTTCTGCCATTTCTTTTGCTAATGCTCCGATCTTACCCTCAAAAAGAGTTTTCAATGTATCCTGCAAATTACTTATATCTGGCATTCCCTCCATATTGGGCATGTTTTTGAACACATTTGCAAACGGGTCTGTATCAGGATTGGATTCAGTTTTTTCATCAGGATTGGATTCAGTTTTTTCATCAGGATTGGATTCAGTTTTTTCATCAGGATTGGATTCAGTTTTTTCATCAGGATTTGTCAAATTCTCAAAAAATCCAGTTAAATTCATCATTGTCTCATTTAGCTTTGTTTGTAATTCATTTTCATCTATTCCTGCAAATAAGTCTGCAGTTTCACCAAATTCTGCTTTATTATGAACGGTACCGACTACCGTAAATAACATAAGTTGTAGATATTTCCAAATAATTTTCTTGCTATTTTCACTTAAACCCTCACTATTGAAAATTAATCTAAAACTCATATTTGGAAAAAAATAAACGTCTTGGTCGCTTCCTTCAACAAATATATCTTCATTTTGGTATAAAATATCAAAAAAACGTGCAGGATAAACCTTGGAACAAAAAAGAAACAGTGTTTCTAATTCTTCGTCTGTTGTATCTTCATTACCCCATTTATTCCACATATGAGAATACTCAGGAAAAGCAACTGATAAATCGCGAGTAAAATCCCCGACTAATACACGAAAATTTGATGGAACCTTTTGTTCTTCCGTTGACATTTTTAATATATATAAAATATGTTATTTAAATACTTTTTATGCTTCTACAATTTAATCATCAAACATTTGGATAGAATCTGTAGTCCTGCGAACACCTGGTGTGCTATAACACGAATATTCTGTGTCCGTTTGTCCAGTATATGATTCGAGTTCATTCATATCCAATGAATCCATAGATAACTCGAATATATTATCGGGATTGGAATGCAGATTCCGTCGTGAGTAGTAATGGTTAGAACGCCGCAAGATAGGTTTTGGTGGTATATCAAAATTATCCGTGGAATAGTTGGTGTTATGAAGGTATCGGTTGCCGGGAGTATGGGCATGTTGATTCCCTTGGGCAGAATGTCTACCGAAAATAAATATGTCTCCCTCTACATTATCAATATTCCAATAGGCGAGATATAAATCATTCATCAATTGTATAATAATTCTATCACTAAATAGATTGTTGTCCTGTGTATATGTACGTATTATACGAAACAAATCACGGATATGATTTTTTATTACCAATAATACATCGTTGTTCCTAATATTATGGTCAGTATGAGTCGCCTTATATAATACTTCCAGCACACATTGTCGGAATGCAAATTTAATAATATTCTTATCATGTACTATATTTCCCTCATTATCATGTAGGTCAGGTAAAATATCTATATATTCTTCAATCTGTCTTCTATCAGTTTCATTTTCGTGTACATTATATGCCGTAAGCATTGGATTGATAAAAGCAGGTGTTGTTGTTTTAATATGATAATATTTCTTGATTTCACTAATCAGTGTATTTTCATAGATGGTTGTTGTCCATGTGTCATTAATCCAGTCATATATGAATCCATTTTCAACACGAATTTGTACATTATGTAGACAAGGGTACAACACCTTATGTAGGGATTCACCATATACAACAGATGCATGTTCAACATTGTCAATAAAATGATATTCACTATTTGATAAATTACTTAGTGCACATAGCAGTTTTGCATTATGGTCGGTTCCAAACCCAATATTTATTGACAAATAGTCGTTTGAAACACATTGAACGAGTTCATGTGGTGTGATTGCACCATATGTAGGTTCACCATCAGTCATAAATATATGTACACATGAATGTGTTGGATTTTCATGTGCATATTCAGTAATACTCTCGGTTGCAGATTTCAATGCCGCCTCAATATTGGTACCACCGTCCGCATCAATGGTTTGTAATACAGTTAACATGTGTTCCAAAATTTGAGGAGTCACTTTTGTATAAGGGATTAACGTGTGTACGTCACAATTGAATGTATTTATTTGTATATAAATATCGGGTTCTTGGGTGGATAAATATTTTACTATACTTTTTAGTGTTTGAATAACGTGTTGTATTTTTGTAGTATTGTGGGTAGCATAATCGCTCATAGAACCTGTCGCATCGACAGTGAATAATATAAATACTGGGTTGGTCGTAATATTAACTTGATTTAGTTCAATTACCAGTATACCAAAAGTGTCATCGTCTGTTCCAGTTGGATTAACAGGAAGCGACGGGTATGTATTAAATTGATAATAGGCGTTTCGTAATGGCATCATGAAATCAATGTTTTGATTCATTAATTATTCTATACTATAATATCAATTTTATATTTGTTATTATAATTAATTATATATTTTTGAATAAATGTATAATACAGAGAACATTGTATAACAAATATGTAAAAAATTGATATATTTTATTGATATTCTAATTATTCAACCTTATAAATTATTTTAATAAATTACGTATGATGTCACTTTCCATCTATATCCCGCGTATATTAGGTACAGTTAAAAAAAAGACGATATATGACACGTTTAATCATATGGGAATTGGTCGTGTGACCGAATTAGATATGGTTTATAAAATAAACGAGAACCATAATGCCTATTATTTTGCATTCATTAAAATAAGTCCTTATAATACTCCTCAATTCACTTCATTGCAAAACGAACTTAACAAAAAAAAATCGTCGCAACTCGTATATGATGAAGAAGCAGGTCAATACTGGGAAATCAAGAAATATATCCCACGTGACCAACGTAATATAGAGAATATCCTAATGAATAGTCTTTCTGTGTTTACTTCATCTATTCCATCTATTCCATCTATTCCATCTATTAAATGTAATGACCCCTCTACTAAGAATGCCCCACACACAGAAAGCTCTTATTCTGGTTTCTTTGAATTAACTACTTCTATCTGGACGCCAATCACACCGATTATCATCGCCTTAACTGACAATACATATTCATCATCGTTCTCTAAGAAAGATAAGTTGGATTTAGTGGAAGAGTATGAAGAATTAGAAAGAGAAATTTACAACCAAACATTGGCTTTTATTTAGTGTGTATGAAGTTAGGTAAGTAAATATATAAATATATAAATTGTAATATTGTGTTTTTTATTGGTTAATTATATATCTGTATTTTATAACAATATCGGTAATGTCTAATGCTTATATCTTTCAAAATGAAAAATTAAAGAATAGTTTTAAGAATATTATATCGATTAAACGAGAAATTGGTAATACAAAAAATAACGTCACTGTTAAGTTGAACGAGCTTAAACAGTTACATAGTGAGTTAACAAAAGAGAACAATAAACATATTTTTCTTTTTTGTCTCGATTCTTTTTATTACCAATACAAGATATTTGCAATAGAATTTGAACATATTAAAAAAATACGTTCCATTTTAAATAATCGTATGTATTGTGATTATTATAAATTACATAATATTATTATTAAATTTTGCAAAGAACATATACCCGAAGAAACGTTGAATGTTCAAACTTTCCCCGTGTATAAAGACTTGGAACCATTTCAAGAATATCGCATTGAAGATATTTCATTATTACATGAAAGTATTTTAAATCTTATTAATACATTATATACGGAAACACAGGCTAAAGGTGATGCAATAATACATTATAACGATAATCATAAAGTTGGGTTCTCTATCTCTAATTTTTTAAATACATTGACTCATGAAAATCGTATACTACAGGAACAAATCACGCTTTTTATTAATTACATTTCTTTCTTTCATATTTCGCAACAAAAACAATTGAAAAAACTACATATTCGTATTGGAGAATTTTTTAAAGAAGTAGATGATAATATTAATATGAATGTAACATTTTCTATTGATGATATTAGTAATGATGAATCATTTTACCCAATTAATGCAGACATTAATGAAGACATTAATGAAGACGTTAATGATATAACCGATAAGCATACTGATATAACTAATAATAACAATAATAACAATAAAGCGATAATTACCGACGAAGTAACACCTCTACCTATATTTAAATCATTAACAGATACGAATGCTTAAAATATCCAAAGATGTGTAAATACAAAGCTATTTATAGGCAGCACAAAAAATATTTGTCATTTAGAAATATATTTTTTATATTTATAATGTATAAATAATATGGCAACTAATAATAACCAAACAGATAATATACCATCGCCATCACCCATAAATATAGAAGACCAAGAAACTCTTAATGTTAGTGTAAATAATGTAACAGATACTAATAATATCAATACGAAAATAAAAAAGGTTGAATGGTCTCCCGAGAATGAATTAATTATGGTCGAATGGTGTGATGTTGCACAATGTTACAAGTGGCTTAATACACGTTCACACGCTAAATATTCATATTTACATGCGTGGTTTACAATACCTGCTATTATCTTTTCAACAATCAGTGGTACTGCATCTTTCGCACAAGAAAGTTTTCCAGTATCAATCAAAGCGTATGCACCCTCTATCATTGGTACTATTAATATTACCATCGGGATATTGACAACAATTCAACAATATTTAAAAATATCAGAATTGAATGAAGCACATCGGGTTTCTTCTATTGCATGGGATAAATTTGCACGTAATATCCGTATTGAATTATCAAAAAAACCATCTGAACGAAGTGAAGCTGGTGCGTTCATTAAACATTGTCGTAGTGAATTTGATAGACTCATGGAAACAAGTCCAGATATTATTGAAAAAGTAATTAAAGAATTTAAAAAGAAATTTGCTGGTACTGATGGTAGTGACAAACGCAAACGATATGAACAATTGAAGAAACCAGACATTTGTGATACAATTATAAGTGCGAATGAAACCAGACATAAATGGTATTTGGAGATAGATAACGACGTCAGTACAATGAATGACGACCTTACCGATAGTGCTATGCAACAAAAGAATAAATTAATACAAGAACAACAAAAAATTATACAAGACCGAGAACTTGAATTAAGAGAAAAGAATGCATATGAAGAAAAATCAGTACGAACGCAGATAGAAAATATGAAAAATACACAAAAACTACAAGATGACCGAGATACCCATATTAATGAACAAATCCAACATATCGAGTTATATGTTAAAAATTTTGTAGATGTTTATCAACGAAAACCATTACGAGAAGAAATCACTGATAATTTAAAACAAGAGATTAATATTGAAATTCTTGACATATTTTTTGCAAATTATAATACTAACGATAATGTATAGATTATTACATAATATGGTTATAGAACTTTATTATGTAATTATATTTCGATAAATGTTTCAATCGAATATGTACCATAGAAGGATTGTTCATTTGTATTTTGAAATGTGAATACTACGTTTTCATCTAATTCTAATTCCATGTTCTCATTTTCATCATCATTTTCCTCACTTGCTACCTCCATGTTCTCGGTTTCATCATCATTTTCCTCACTTTCCTCACTTGCTACCTCCATGTTCTCGGTTTCATCATCATTTTCCTCACTTTCCTCACTTGCTACCTCCATGTTCTCGGTTTCATCATCATTTTCCTCACTTTCCTCACTTGCTACCTCCATGTTCTCGGTTTCATCATCATTTTCCTCACTTTCCTCACTTGCTACCTCCATGTT